ACTTGTCATTTGTGGAATCAACACTTCAAAACATTGCTGCAGGAGATTTAGAAGAAGCTCGAGATGTTCAAAAAAAGGTAATGACTCGATTATTAAGTATGAACGCAACAGGTTTTCCTGCGCTAGGTGCTTCTTTCGGAGAAGAATCAGTAAGAGCCGGTACAGGTATAAACTTAGACTATGAAGAAGAAAATTCTAAAAATTCTTCCTCATTTGGTTCTAGTTACAATAGTGCAATTAGATTTGGAGATTACTCTAGAGCACAGAGATTAAAAACTGCTTTTAGGCTAATTGCAGTCGTCAGCGCAGCAAAAACACTATTTGAAACCATAACAGAAGAATTAAATGTAGCAGAGTTTAAAAGTATTTCTGAGAGCATACCTAAAATTGCTACTTTGACAGACAAGGCACAGGCTGGTAAGCTCATATTAGGCCAAAGTAGAAAATCAACACGATTTGTAGCAAAAAATTATTTTTTAACAAACGTGTTAAGTGTCACAGACTTTAACTACCTTGACTGTTTCAATGAAGGTCTTCTGTCAATGTTTGGAAACAAAGAAGATCAAGACTTGTCAGAGACTAATCTGACTAAAAATTCTACAAGCAAAGGAAGAAGAGAACGGAGGTTAGATTTTTCAGACGCCCCAGGTTTCTGGCACGCAGTGTCTAATTCCATCTTAAACTCTGTTAACAGTTTTACTGAGAGTTTAGAAAACGTAGGTGCACCAAACAACGGTGACACCGAATCTGAAAAAATTGCTATCTCAAAAATACTAAATGAAAATGACAAGATTTTAAGAGTCATAAACGTGATCGCTACTATTGGAGAAAAAAGTCTGCATTCGAAAAATGCTGTTAAGCAAGATGATAGGAAAAATGTAGATTTAGTTAGAGATCCAGACTCATTGCCAAATCTTCCAGGGCACCGCGTAGGAAAAAGTAGAATAGGTAAGCAGCCTGATTCTAATCCAACAATGGGAAGCGAAACGACTCTAGCTTGGGAGCAAAGCAGCGTCCCATCAACTTATTTATTGCCCTTGAATATAATCAGATCAGTTCAACTGCTAAACAATACTTTTTCAGGACAAAACCCGATGCATGGTATGCTCGGAAGCAGAATGGTTAGAAATACTTACACAGGTCTAGACACAAACGGAACAAATGCAAGAATACCAAACAGAGTGGTTAAGATTATCGAGGATAGGCTTGACTCCGAGTATGTTCCGTTCTACTTTCACGACTTAAGAACAAACGAAATTATTGCTTTTCACGCGTTTTTGAAACAATTATCTGACACTATTACCCCTTCATATGGGCAGACAAGGTCATTTGGTAGAATGGATCCTGTCCAGACTTACCAAGGAACAACCAGATCTTTGCAACTCGGCTTTACAGTCTACGCAACTAACAGAGAAGATTTTGATGAGATGTGGTATAAAATAAATAAGTTAGTCACGCTTCTTTACCCGCAGTGGACAAAAGGAACTTTTGTAGGCAGCCTCTCAGATAATTCGCAATTCTATCAGCCCTTTACGCAAGTTGTCGGTGCTTCTCCAGTAATTAGACTTAGAGTCGGTGACATTATTAAATCAAACTATTCTAGATTTAATTTAGCCAGAACTTTTGGTATCGGTGATCCAGAAGTCAGTGCAAAAGTTATTTCTGATCAATTTATTAATTTACAAACTTTCGGTGCCGGTGGCGGCTTCATGGATGTAGTGGATGCAATCAAAGAAGCAGTAGTTTTACTTTTTGCTGCTGTTTTAGGCTCCCCTCAAGGGCTAATTGAACTTCTTTCAACTGATGCTCAATCAATTGACAGTGTACTGGGTCGGGCAGCAGCACTCGGAGCGTCAGACGCCGCTGCTTCAGCTCTTGCCACAGTTCTTGTAAACGGATACGCTAACCCACTTCTAACTAGCCAGATCATAAAAGTACTTAAGGATCCTAACGTATCTGGAGAAGATGCTGGTGCTAAGTTTAAAAAAGGCTTTAATTATCTAAATCCAAATTTCATAGATGGTTACTTCTGTGAAGACGATGGAAAAAATTATTTTACTACAAAGCGCTTAATTGTAGATGTGGATAAAACAATAAAGAATACTGACGGGAAGATTTTCTACAGAGCTAAAGTTAAAGATAAAACAGCAGGCGACGCCTTGTTTGACAAAGTCTTGATAGTCAGTCATGAGTCAATTCTGAACAGCCCACTCAGAACTTTTAGTTCTTCACTAGCTGGCATTATCTTCGGTGCTGGTTCACTAGACGCAGCCGGCGCACTGTCGCTCGCTGCGAGATCAGCATTTGGCGACGGTAGTGCACCCGAAGCTCTAAACGGCACAATTAACTTTGCAACAAGTTTTGTGAATCTCCTAATAGAAAACAAAGAATCTACATTTATGAGGCCTGAAGTCAACCCGTTCACAAAAGCTTTTGAAACAACTAGAGGGAGGGGATTAGCAGGTGTAATGAAAAATATCTCGTTTAACTGGCTGGAAGACAACGTTCCTTGGGAAACTGATTTTAATGCTCGTGCTCCAATTGGTTGCGACATAACATTTCAGTTTGACGTTATACATGATATACCTCCAGGTATCGATCACACAGGGTACAACAGAGCACCTCTTTACAACGTCGGCGAGATAATGAGAAGTGTCGCCGGAGATCCATATGATGAAGTAATATCAGAATCTGAAATTAATTTTAGGAAGGCAGGTAAGTCTGGTATTTATAAATCAGGAAATCAGCATCGTGTCTTAGGTGATAAAAAAGGTAAGAAATAATGGCAATTTCAAGATATAATTTTACTCGAAGAATACCTGAGGGCGTGTCCATTAGCAATGCAAGTTTTTTAATATTTAGAGCGGCTTCGAACGGCACAATTAAAACAAAAAATATTGTATTAGAAGAAGGCCGAAGACTTGATCAGTTAGCTGGTGAAAACTACGGCGACGGTGCTTACTGGTGGGTGATTGCTGCTGCAAGCGGCATCGGTTGGGGCTTGCAGGTTCCGGCTGGAACTCTTGTTAGAATTCCTGTAAGTCTTGAAGCTGCCATAGGCGTGATAATATGAGTGGAGATATCAGAAATTACAACCTTGCTTTTGAAGTTTTCTTGTCAGCTGTTGAAGAGTACAAGAACTTTATTACAGGGCTAGATAAAGAGATGTACAACCAGTACACACTTGAAGTAAGAGAAGAAAGTGAAAAAACGAAAGAGGATCCAGAAAAAATAGCTACTGATAACCTAACAGCTAAAATACTTGATCGCACAGTCGGTGCTCACACAACTTTAGGGATGAGCAAACTTTTAAATGATTTTGCTGCCCTTAAGGAAATAACACATAGAAGCGACCTGATTCTCTCCTGTTATAACGGTAAGTCAGTTGACGACATAACAATCTCAGACACTTCTGACGTACTTGCATCAGATGAGAAGTTGATCAGCATATTAGATTTTGTTGATACAAATCCAGACCCAAATCAGAATACTACTCTAGAAAGTATAGGGCTCAACAGTGCTACAACAGCTGGAGAAGCAGATAAATTTTCAGCACCTTCCTTGTCGGCTCACGTGATAAGAAAATCAGCATACGCGCCAAGTTCTCGACAGTCTCAACACTTGCCGATATTTTTTAGTGCGATAACTGATGTCGAAATGTCAAGATGTCAGCCTTTCTTAGAAGTAAAATTTGTTTATCCAGCTCGATTTTTTCCAAATCAAGTGGGTAATCCTAAAATGTCTTACACGAGATTTTTCGGTGAGGACAAAAATGATACGTTTACAAACCCATTACCTATAAATAACTCGTCTGGTTTAGATGAAAACGAGACTGCATTTGAGAGTTACTCTTACATGAATTTATTTACCTCACCACAAACGATGGTGAACGCAAACTACAATTCAGAAAACAACACATTTAGCTCAATTTTAGAAAGCAGTTTTGGATTTGATTTTACCACTGAAGACGAAGATCGAGCTCGAGCAGATCGCGCTGTGCTTGATCCATTTCAGCCTTTTCTTTCTTTAATATCTCTAGACATAACAGAGCAAGACGCTGGTGTTGGAGGTCTTCTGTCAACAAGAAACGGTGTACTTAAGCTCAAACTTCACGACAAGTCTAGACTTAAGCAGATAAGCCCAATGTTGGCAGTTGATGAGTTTGCAAACTCACACTTTGTTATCGAATACGGATGGACACATCCAGACAGCAAGCTTACTTCAACAAATACAGTGGGAAAGTATATAAACAATCTAAGAAATGTAAGCGCTTATAATATAAAGAATGTATCTTACGGATTTGGAGCAGACAACACTGTTGACATAACCATTGATATCATCACGAAAGGAAGCAGTTCAGTCACACCTAGAGTTTCTTCTGGAGCTGGAGTATTTCAGAGTCTAAGTGCTTTTGCAGGAGTAATTGATTTGGCGGTCAACTCTGCGCAAGGCGAAGGTGTCAAAAAAGCTTCTGAGACCCGGCCAAAGTCTGTGGTGTTAAATGATAAGCTTTCATCTCCTTCTAGGTTAGTAACTTTTGACAAGCTGCAAGCTGTGAACGAGCTTATTAAAGCAAAAGATTTTAGTATAGAAAGCAAAGCAGATAGAGCAAAATTCTTTGAAGCACTTAGGAAGGCGATGACAGGGTACATAGACGCTAACGGAAAACCTATCGATGGAACATCCGGCGAAGATGGAGCGGCCGGATTATCTTATTTTAAGACAGAAGGCGAAGCTTTTCAAGAAAAGTGGGAAACTTTAAGAACTACCCCTGATCCATTTCAGCTTGCAACTAGATTTGAGGACACTGTCACTACTGAAAATGTTTGGCGTGGTGACAAAGAGTTTGATAAGGGTGCCAGTCAGTTATTAAATTTTTATTTAAGAGATGCACAAATCAAGGCCGGAGCAGAGCCTGGAGAGGCCGTAGAAGGTGACTATCATGTGACGCTAGGCAAGCTTTTTACTAAGTTTGTTGCCTTGCCGATGGCAACTGCAGGTGTCTTTGATGATGTCCAAGTCTTTTTCTATCCGGTTAACCATCAAGCTGGCGGCGCCAGACGACACACGACAGCGAGTGTGCCTATAAATGCAGAAATTTTTAAAAACATGCTGGACAAGTCTTTGCAGGGCGAAAATGATCAAGAAAAAGTAAATAGTAGAAAATTGTCTGCCGTAGGTTTTGTCAATCATCTTAAACGCTATCTAAGTGATAGATCAATCAGCGCTTATGACTTACAAGAAGACAGCAAGAAAATTTCAGCAGGTTCTATAAAAGAAACAAAGTCTAATTTTCAAAAAATGACACATGAAGAAAAAATAGCTTTTTTGACTGCTCTTCCTTCATCTCCTTCTGGTAATGTTGGTTCATTTGACAGCGTATCGTTTAAATTTAAATTTGATCCTGCAACAACTGCAGGCGCCACTCCAGAAGTCAAAAAAGAAAAAGAAGATAAAGCTATTCAAGAATTTCTAGAGGGCATTACAAAAGCAGCACTTCAGCAAATTGAAGCAAACTTAAACCACATATATAAAAATGATGGTGTTCTTTTGTGTGCTAGGCCTGGTGTTTTTCAACCTATTAGGTTAGATGTATTTTTTGAAGTCGCGCCTGCAATTGATGAAAAAACTGCGGAAGAAAAAGGGCTTGGTTCTATTTTAGGACCCTTTGCTGACGTAGTAAAAACCTTTAAAGACTCAAAAAAAGATGACATCCCTGCTGAAGATCAAGATGGAATATTTGTCGATAAGACTATTTTAAGAATACACGTTCACGACGCCGGTGCCATTCCGCACTCGGATGAAGTAGTTTTAGGTCTAGGGTCTAGAGAAGACGGAAAACCTATCATACCAGATGGTTTAGCGCCGGCTACAAATCAAAACATAGATATAGCTGACAGGAAGTATAAGAATAGTAGAAATTTTTGGAAGAGTGTGATTACTTCTAAGTATCCAACAATAATTCACGGTAATTCAAGCAGTGTTATCAAGAGTGTTAATGTTGACTCAAATGTACCTCCGATTATAGCAAATGTTCAAATAGTTGAAGGATATGAAAGAACAATTGCAAGACAGGTGGTAGATGAGAACGAGTCTCAGTTTGACGAAGTTCAGTTTTTTCCTACAGCTGTTAACGTAAGTATGATGGGTTGCCCAATGATGCTGAGAGGTACAACTCTATTTTTAGATCTTAAGACAGGAACTTCTTTAGATAATCTATATCAAGCAAACACTGTTACACATTCAATTACTCCTGGTGATTTTACAACAACTGTAAATCTTTTGGCACCAAACCAAAATATTGTTGCGTCTACTCGAAACAAAGTTCTCTCTAAAATTAAGGCACTTGAAGAAGAAAGTCAATCTTAACATTCATTGAAATACTAGATTGTAAAAGCATTTTTAGTGTCACTATATTTGATTATGCTTAAAAGAAACTTTGATAAAATCAAGACAAAGAATCTAATATTGCCTTCTGAATACAATAGAAAGGGTAATCAAAAAATTATTGCACTTTCAAATGATGGTGTAGACTTAGATATTTGTAAAATAAACACTTATAGAACTATATCAAATCTAGATAAAATAAAAGATTACAGACTTTATTTTGATAGATTCTGTGAAGAGTTAAACATAACTGAGAGACGAGTTAGATGGGATCTGTTGGTAGGTAAGAAAAAGTGTGATAATTTCGACAAGATTTTACTTAAAGATTTAAGATTTTCTATAGATAAAGTAACAACGTATCATACAGAAATATTGCCAAAAAGATCTGTTTTATACCAAAACCTTACTCAAATTAAAGATTCTAAAGGTACAGACTTAGAAGTCCCCGTGTACTCACATGCAGGAGTTACTGGAAGAACAACAATTAAAAAAGGTTTTAATTACTTGACTTCTAAAAAAGAGTTTCGTAAAAGTTGTAAATCAAAAACAGATGGTAATATTCTAGTAAGCATAGATTTTAAAGCTTGTGAACCAAACTTGTTTTTAAGATCTATTGGAAGAGAAGTATCAAACCCAGACATTTATGAGTATCTTTCTTCTGAGCTTGACTTAGATGTAAAAGATAGGAGCACACTTAAACGAGGTATTTTATCAGTACTTTACGGAGCATCAGACAGCACGTCAAGCAGAATTTTAGGGAGTAATAAAAAGACTTTAGACAAGATAAAAGAATTTTTTAAGATAGAAGAAATAGAGGCAGAGTTAAAAGAAGAGTTTAGTAAAAGCGACACAATATACAATCTTTACGGGAGGCCAATTCACTCAGATAAAAGTATACTTAACAAATGGATTCAGTCATCAGCAGTAGATTTTTGTAGTTTGGCATTTTTAAATTTTGTGGAAGAGTTTAATTTAGATGTCTGCTATTTAGTTCATGACGACATGGTCGTTGATGTTGATCAAGAAATGTATGAAAAAATTAAAGACGTGAAAGAACTTTATGAACCTATATCAAAGTTAACTTTACCTGTAGAAGTTACAAAGATAAGTGCCTAAGTAATGTTATGGCAGATAAAAAAGCTAAAGTAGAATCTTACGGAAGTCAACGCCGAACTTTTGCCGGAGGTCCAGGGCCCGGTAGCAATTTTTACCACGGCAAAGACTTGGGGACCCACTCTAGAGGCAGTTTAGGCACTCGAGGTGCAGATTCTAATTTTTCTAGGAGGATGCAGGCATTGGTACCAAGTGATTATTATGAGCTAGCTGAAGATGAAGATGAAGAGCTCGATGAAGACGTTGTTGTAGAGAATTCTAGATACTCTTTAGAGAAAACTCTAGAATTAAATGAGCGTGGAATGAGAGACCTTTTTCTTGATTTGGGCGGTGACCTTGCTGCTGCTGGACTGGCATCGGTACCAGCCATCGGAAACTTAGTATCAGCTGCATTTGCCGGCTGGAACATTAAACAGCTCTCTGATGATCTTAAAGAATCAAAAGTTGCTGTTGAAGCTTTCAAGAGAAGCCAGAGTGATGAAGTCTTAGAAAGAATGGAAGAAAAATTTGATGACATAGGTATTAACTTAGTTGACCTTTTTCAGCGAATAATAGAGTTAATACCTGATTTGGAGTTGCCAGGAGGAGAGTTAACTTCTGCCGGAACTTCTGTGGCAAACTTTTTTGTAAGATTTCCTAAGCTAGCGAGACTTGAAGGCCCAGCAAAAAGTGCATACAAAGGAATCTTAGGAATGTTGAAAGCAGCAGGTCTCAGAAGTGCCTCTGCTCCAGCAGCGACGTCAACTGCCGAAGCCCTTAGGCGAGCCACAGAAGCTAGATCCTTGTACTCAAAAGCTAAGACTCACGGAATTGTAATTCCTGTTTTGAAATTTGTCATAGAAGCTATGGATGCAGGTCTCGCACCGGAAGAAGTTGTAAGAGAAAGCGGAATAGTAAAAGGCTCAGCTAACATGATGATTCTTTTGGCTGACTTACTTGAAGACTACTATATACAAAAAGAAGCGTATCTTTTAGCCATAGGTGACATGGAAGACCCCCCGCCTTTTATATATCAACACAGAATTCTTGGAGCTAGCGACAGAATAGAAGACTACAGTATTGAAGATTCTAGCCCTGACCCTCTGCCACCGCCTTCTACAGACTACGTAGAGTATTCTGATTCTCTTGAACCAGCGCCTGAAGATGCAACCCCGCCGGCGCCTCTCGGTCCAGACAGTTTTAATACAGGCGAATTTATTAGAAAGCTGTTTCTGACTAGCCCAGATGACGAAGGTCTTTTTAGCGAAAGTCTATCTGCAATGTCTTTGCAGTATTTAATAGAAGAAAAAGACGACGAATTAAAAGAAGAAGATCTAGAAGAAGAAGAAATAAGAGAGTTTTCTGGCGCCGGAGGAGGAGCTATAGCAATCGGCACACTTCCGCTTGGTATGTCAACAAAAGGGTCGAAAGGTGAGAGGAGTGCCACATCTGGGGGCAAGGCGTTTCCATACAGTAAGAAGAATAGAGACGCATTTAAAAAGCATGCAAGAAAATCTTTCGGTGGTAAGTAAAAATTATTTGACAAAATTTTTGTAAACAATACTCTCCTTTTGTATAATGCTTAAGCAATTAAACGTTGCACATTAAGCATTGCACATTAAAAATTAAAGGAGAAAACAATGGCAATAGATTTTGACGCGATTAAACGCAAGCTAGAACGACTTAGCGGTGCAAACAAGAACCGCAATTCAACTTGGAAGCCTGTTGAGGGAGAAGAACATACTGTTCGACTTATTTCTTTTCCTGACAACGACGGCCAGCCTTTTAAAGAAGTCCAGTGGTATTACAATATTCCAGGTGCCCGAGGCCTAGTAGCGCCATACCAGTTTGGAAAGAAAGATCCGGTTCAGGAGTTGATTGGAAAGCTTCGAGAAGAAGGTTCCCCTGAGTCTTACGAGATGGCTAAGAAGCTTTACCCTAATATGCGTACTTACGCAGCAGTTGTTGTTCGCGGACAAGAAGATGAAGGTGTAAAGATTTGGGGTTTTGGAAAGACTGTATACCAAAAGCTTCTATCGATTATGCTTGATGAAGACTACGGTGATATTACTGACCCACTTGAAGGTCGCGACATTAAGGTCGTTTGCACCAAGCCTCCTGGTAAAAAGTATGCCATGACTGATGTAATGCCTAGAGGCAAAGTAACAAAGCTCTCTACTAAGTCAAAGCAAGCATCCGAGTGGCTTGAGAATATTCCTAAAGTAGAAGATCTGTATACACTCAAGTCATACGATGAAATCTCTGGAATTCTTGAGAAGTGGATTAACGGTGACGATGATACTATGTCAAGTGAGGGAACTGAACACCCAACAAGTACAAATGAATCATCAAGTGATGATTCTAGCAAGAGCCAAAAGTTTTCAAGCTTAGATGATGCTTTCTCAGACTTGATGGACTAAATCTTAGAAAATCCTGTACTGAAAGACACCGAAAGGTGTCTTTCTTTTTTTCTAATTAAGTTTGTCAGCCCTTGTAAGATTTGCTAATTTTCTGTATAATCATATAAATTAGGAGAACTAAATGTCTAAAAACGATGATTTTACTAAAGACTTGATTAAGTCGCTAAATAAAGAACAAGGATCTAGAGTTGCTTACAATTTAGCTGTCGATGAAAGCCCGACTCATGTAAAGAGGTGGATAAGTAATGGATCTAAACAATTAGATTGGATTTGCGCAAATAAACCTGACGGAGGTTTACCAGAAGGCCGAATTGTCGAAATATTCGGGCCACCTAGTATTGGAAAATCTCACATAGCTACACAGATAGCTAGAAGTACCCAGTCTATGGGTGGCATTGTTGTTTATATAGATACAGAAAATGCAACGTCAGTTGAAAACTTACAATTGCTTGGTGTCGATGTTTCAAAAAGATTTGTATATGTTGATACACACTGCACCGAAGAAGTTCTTTCAATTGCTGAAAAGACAATATTGAAAGCAAAAGCTCTTGACAAAGATGTACCTGTCACAGTTATATGGGATTCAGTGGCTGCCTCTTCTCCCAAGGCAGAACTTATGGGTGACTACGACAAAGAAAGTATAGGACTTCAAGCAAGAGCAATTTCAAAAGGCATGAGAAAAATTACAGGCATTATTGGTCAGACTAACAGCTTGTTTGTGATTCTTAATCAAATTAGAACTAAGATCGGAGTGATGTACGGAGATCCAGATACAACTCCTGGTGGCAAAGCTATTCCTTTTCACTCTTCCATTAGAATTAAATTAGGTGCTGGACAGCCAATTAAAGATGGAGATGATGTGATCGGCATCAACGTTTGGGCAAAGACTGTTAAAAATAAAGTCGCGCCTCCATTTAGAAAAGTTCATTTCCAAATACACTTTGGAAAAGGCATTGTTGAACACGAAGAACTGTTTGATCTTCTTAGAAAACACTGCAAGGACAACGATGTCATGAAAGATAACATCATGTACAAGATTGAAGGTGGAGGAGCTTGGAAAACAATTAGCATGACAGATACAAACACGGGCGAAGTAGTTGCAGAAAAGAAATTTTACAAAGCTAATTTTAATGAGATTGTCGAAAGTCATGACTGGAAAGAAGCAGTAGACATTTTAACTGAGTCTGCAATGTTTAAAAAGCTTGGTTCTATTGAAGGAGTCGACATTGATTCAGAATCTTATGAAGAAGTCCAGGCACTTGCACAAGAACTTGACATGGACTTAGATGTAGATGTATAAAGATAGGGTCATACTTGTAGATGGTCTAAATCTATTTACAAGGCACTTTATTGCAAACCCCGCGATGTCTGAAAACGGAGAGCACGTTGGAGGCGTCGTGGGATTTTTTAATGCAACGATGCGATTAGTTGAAAAATGTAAACCTGAAGGTGTTGTAGTAGTCTGGGAAGGCGAAGGTTCTAAGAAAAAAAGAGGTCTGTACAAAGAATATAAAAGAAACTCCAGACCTCAAAAATTAAATAGGTACTATGAAGATAGCGATATTCCTTCTACATATCAAAATAGAAACTTTCAACTAAAAACTTTAATATCAATACTCACCTGTTTACCTGTGTGTCAAACTTATGTGTCTGGCGCAGAAGCAGATGACGCAATAGGTTATCTTTGCAAGTATTTGCTCAAAGACAAGAATATTGTGATAGTCTCTTCAGATCATGATTTTTATCAGCTTGTCAATGATAAAACAATTATATGGTCACCTACGCTAAAATCTTTTGTTGATAAAAGCAAAATTATTGACAGATTCGGTATTCACCCCAACAACTTTTGCCTTGCGAAGAGCATTGCAGGAGACAATTCTGACAACATACCGGGCGTAAAAGGTGTTTCATACAAAAGCCTTGCTAAACGCTTCCAGAAGTTAACAGAGTCCCACGAATATATGCTCTATGACTTAGTTGCTGATGCAAAGCAATTGCAAAAACCAAAAGGACCAAAAATATTTGAAAGAATTGTCAACAGCGAAGACTTGATTAAGAGAAACAATCGGTTAATTCTTCTTGACACAAACAACTTATCTTTATCACATATAGAAAAGATTGAAAGCGATGTTGAAAATTTTCTTCCTACATATGATAATATGACTATACACAAAATCCTTAAAGAATCATCAATCGATAAGATTGATCTTTTAAGGTGGAACTATCTTCTAAAAAATTTAAAAAAAGGCACTATTAAATGAGTTATGAAAATCACTTTTCTAAGTACGGAAAAGACTTTCAAGAAAAAATATTTCAATCTCTTTTGAGAGACCACCAGTGGGCAACTCAAATGGTTGAAGTAATGACACATGAGTATTTTGAACTAAAATATCTTCAGTACTTATGTGACAGATTTTTTGGATTTTACTTAAAATACAAAAGTTTTCCAACCTTGAGCATGCTGGTATCAATTATCAAAGATGAGCTTACTGAAGGTGATGACATAATTCTCAAAGGGCAGGTTATTGAGTATCTCTCGAGAGTCAAGTCCTCCCCTGATTTAGGTGACTTAGAGTACGTAAAAGAAAAAAGCTTAGATTTTTGCAAAAAGCAAGTGCTCCAGCAAGCTCTCGAAGATAGTGTAAAAGCAATTCAAGGTGAAAACTATGAAGCCGTACTAAACATCATGAAAGATGCTGTTTCTAAAGGATCGGGTTCTTCTGTTGGTCATGATTTTTTCAAAGATCATGAAGCTAGATTTGCCAAAATAAATAGAGTTTGTTGTCCAACAGGAATGCATCACTTAGATACAAAAGATGTATTTAACGGAGGTCTTTCTAGAGGAGAAATTGGAGTCATCGTTGCCCCCACGGGTGTTGGTAAATCTCACTGGCTAGTAGCAATGGGTGCTGAAGCTCTTAAGCGCGGTAAAAATGTTGTTCATTACACTTTCGAGCTTTCAGAAACAGCTGTGGGCATCAGATACGATAGTAATTTGACCGGAATACCGTCCTCAGATGTTGTTGACAACAAAGAAAATGTTTTAAATCATTATAAGGAAAACGACTACGGTCGCCTAATTATAAAGCAGTACCCAACAGGTTCTGCCAGCATAGTGACGATTAGAAACCACATTGAAAAACTATCAATGAAAGATTTTATTCCGTCACTCATCGTAATTGATTATGCTGATATTATGAGATCAACTAGACAATTCGATTCTTTACGACATGAGCTTAAGCTTGTTTATGAAGAGTTGAGGAACCTTGCAATGGAGATGAACATTCCTGTTTGGACAGCATCACAAGCAAACCGGGAAGCTTCTAACTCTGAAGTAGTTGGTCTCGAAAATATGTCAGAAGCTTATGGTAAAGCCATGGTTGCTGACATTGTTGTTTCTTTATCGAGAAAAGCAACAGAAAAAGCTACTGGTTCTGGACGTCTGTTTGTAGCAAAAAATCGTGCTGGAAAAGATGGAATTCTTTTTCCTGTTAAAATTGATACTGCAAGATCTAAAATAGAAATAATAGACGACCCGGGTCAGATGTCGCTGGTAGATATTTATGATTCTCATAATACAGGAACAAAAGACATGTTAAAATCTAAATGGAAAGAAATCACCGCAAGCAAATAGGGGCATTAATGTACACACACGAACAAGTTTTAAAAACATCAACAGAATATTTTCAGGGAGACGAGCTTGCAGCGAGTGTTTTTGCTGGAAAATACGCACTACAAGACAAAGAAGGTAATTATTTAGAAGTTGACCCAGACGATATGCATAAACGTCTATCCAAAGAATTTGCCAGAGCAGAACAAAAATATCCTAATCCAATGTCTGAAGACGAAATCTACAGCCTATTCAAAGGTTTTAAGTACATAGTCCCACAAGGATCACCAATGAGTGGTGTTGGAAACGACTATCAAATTCAATCTTTGTCAAACTGTTTTGTTATTGCCTCTCCTGAAGATAGTTACGGCGGAATTCTTAAGACTGACCAAGAGCAAGTTCAGATTATGAAGAGACGAGGTGGTGTAGGTTTTGACGTTTCAAACATTCGTCCAAAAAATCTTGCCACTTCTAATGCTGCAAAGACAACTTCGGGTCTAGAAGTATTCTTAGACCGTTTTTCAAATTCATGCCGTGAAGTAGCACAAGGAGGTCGTCGCGGTGCACTGATGATTTCTCTCTCAGTGCATCACCCACAAATTAGAGATTTTATTAAGATTAAGAGAGATCTGACACGTGTGACAGGAGCAAACATCTCAATTCGCTTAAGCGAGGAATTTATGCGCGCAGTCCGAGGGGGTGATCCAATACAACTGCGTTTCCCTGTAGATGCCAAAGAGCCCATTGTAGAAGAGTGGGTTAGTGCCCAAGATCTTTGGCACGAGATTGTTGAGTCCGCACACGCGTCAGCCGAGCCTGGCCTTCTGTTTTGGGATACAGCGAAGAGAATGACTCCGTCTGATATCTACGAAGCAGAAGGCTTTGGCTCAACCTCTACTAACCCTTGTGGTGAGATTATTCTGTCACCTTATGATAGCTGTCGATTAATGCTAGTCAATCTCACTTCTTTTGTTAAGAATGCCTGGGCTGAAGATGCTGAGTTTGATTTTGATCATTTTGGAGAAGTTTCACAAAAGGCTCAGCGATTAATGGATGATATGATTGATCTAGAAATAGAAAAAATTGATAAGATCCTTGCTAAGATCGAAACAGACCCAGAGTCACCAGCCGCTAAGCAGCCTGAAATTAATCTTTGGAATAAAGTAAAAGAGCAAGCTGAAAATGGTCGTAGAACAGGTTTAGGTATAACAGGTATTGGGGATGCGCTAGCGATGCTGGGTATTAGATACGGTAGTAAAGCTAGTATTAGAATGACTGAATCGATCTATAAGGCGCTTGCTGTCAATTCATACGTTTCTTCTATGATTATGGCAAAAGAAAGAGGGGCATTTAAAGTCCACGACCCAAGCAGAGAAGAAGATCATCCTTTCTTAGATAGAATTTTTGATGCTATTGATGAGTCAGGACTCCTACCTTCGGCTGGGCCCATGGGAGAACATTGGCCTGCAAGATACTGGAATGCACACTTTGGCCGCAGAAACATCGCCAACACCACAACAGCACCTGCGGGCTCTGTTTCTGTTCTTACTCAAACAACAAGCGGGATTGAACCAGCATTTATGCTTCATTACACCCGCCGAAAGAAGATTAATCCTAATGACGCAGACGCTAGTGTAGACTTTGTTGACGATTTAGGTGACAAGTGGTCAGAGTTTCCAGTTTATCATCACGGGTTTAAATCTTGGATGGATACGGTAAGCGAAGAAGATCTAAAAATGTACCCAGTCGAAGACCTAGTAGGGTCAAGCCCGTATGCAGGCGCAACAGCAAATGAAATTGATTGGGTCGCTAAGGTAGACTTGCAAGCAGCTGCACAAAAGTGGGTATGCCACGCAATTTCAAATACCACAAACCTTCCTGCTGATATTGATGTAGAGACTGTTAAACAAGTTTACATGCGAGGCTGGCACAGTGGTTGCAAGGGTGTCACAGTTTATCGTGACGGCTCTAGGTCAGGTGTTCTTGTTAGTAATGAGGACACAACACCTAAAGATCGATCAGACATGAAATTTGTTGACAACAACGCACCTAAGCGACCAGAAAGCCTAGAGTGTGAAATTCATCATGCTACAATCAAAGGTGAGAAGTGGACTATTCTTATTGGTTTGATGGACGGCCGCCCGTACGAGGTGATAGGAGGTCTTAGCGAGTACATAGAGATACCGAGGAAGCATCGTTATGGTGAACTTCGGCGCAGACAGAGAAAAACAATGCTTTCAAAGTATGATCTCTTTTGCGGTAGCGGCGAAGATGAATTTGCAATTAAAGATGTGGTAGCTGTATTTGACAATCCTAACCACGCAGGATATACTAGAACTATATCACTTGCTTTGCGCCATGGCGCTCCCATTCAGTACGTTGTTGAACAGCTACAAAAAGACAAAGAAGCTGATCTCTTTAGCTTTAGCAAGGTTATCGCTCGTTGCCTTAAGAGTTACATTCCAGACGGCACAGTTGGCGGCGACAAAACTTGTGTTGAGTGCGGAGCAGAAGGAAGTCTAGTGTATCAAGAAGGCTGTGTCATATGCAAGTCGTGTGGCAGCAGCAAATGTTCTTAAAAATAGGAGAATAGAACATGTTATGGAAATTTGAAGCGTCAAATCTTTTAAAAGAATTTGAATTGTCTAACAACCCAGTTATTGTTACAGTCAATAAGTTTGACGAACAAGCTGCAGAAGATTTTAGAAATAAATTCTCTATGGCCCAAAATACTGGACAGAAAGTTGTTCCTGTTGTCATTGATTCATACGGGGGGCAAGTTTATTCTTTAATGTCGATGATTTCAACAATTAGAGCTTGCCCACTTCCAGTAGCAACAATTGTTGAAGGAAAAGCAATGTCTTGTGGTGCTGTTCTTTTAACTTGCGGTAACGAAGGCATGCGATTTATGGATCAAGACGCAACTGTTATGATCCACGATGTGGCATCAGGCCAGCACGGGAAAAACGAAGAAATTCAAGCATCAGCTGCAGAAACAGATAGACTTAACAAAAAGATATTTAGAATAATGGCAAGAAATTGTGGTAGACCTGATGATTACTTTCTTGAAGAAATACACAAGAGAGGACATGCTGACTGGTTTTTAGAAGTTGACGAGTGTAAAACTATTGGTTTAGTAAATCATGCTAGACTTCCAAAACTAGAAGTAAAAATAGATGTAAGTATCGATTTTCAATAGACAGAATAGATAATTTTAACAATAAGACACCTCACAAATAAAGGTGTCTTTTTTTAATTTTAGAGATATTTATCTTAGGAGTAGAAATGTTCAAAGAAATAGCTTTATCAACTATCGGTTCATTTAAAGCTGTTGAGATGTGGATGCACGCGGCCCACCATCTTACAAAAGGCCCATCTTTTATAGCAAATCACGAGCTTTTGTATGGAAGAATATATGAATCAGCAAGTAAAGATTTTGACGTAATTGTTGAAAAATCTTTGTATCAAACAAACGACGAGGAATGCGCTTGCCCTCTAATTGTTTCTTCTATGGCAGCTACAATACTGAGAAATTATCAGACACCTGCTAATCTATCAGATAGAGAAATTTCAATGTACGCTTTAGTGTTAATTGTAGATCACATTAAAGCCATTGAACTTTTAAAAGTAACACTAGAAAAGGAAGGGGTTTTATCTTTGGGGATGGGCGACTTTCTGTCTGCAACATGCAGTCAGTACGAGTCCTATGCCTACATGATCAATCAAAAATTAAAATATTGATTTTTTTAATAGGAGTCAAATACCTAGTAAGATTTCAAAGTTAAGTTTGTCTAAGTTGAGTTTTTAAAATGACAGCAATAAGAGTTACAGAGTCGACAGGCTCGTTAGGAACTATCCAAGTATCAGCTGGTGACGGAAGCTTTTTGTCTGGTTCTTTAGTAGCAGGCTCAAACGTCACTATTACTGAAGATTCAGGTTCATTTACAATTGCTGCATCAACTACCGGTGGATCGACAATTGGTGCTGCTGAAGACGGCACTTACGAAGATGGGCTTTTTACAGACTTTACTACAGAAACTCTGATAGGCGTCTCTATTGACAGATTTAATGAAGTACTAAAGGCACTTGCTCCAGCGCCTGCACCTCAGCTTGACGATATAAACTCAACCAGCACTGGTATTGCCGCATTGCTGTCTTTTGGTTCTAGTAACGATCAAAGTTCTGCTAATCCTGCATACTCGTCTGTTTCCACTGCTGCCGGTCTGTCTGCTGTTGATGTCAACGGCAATTACACAGTTACAACAAGTAGTAATAATATACGACTAGGTATTTTTAACGGTGATGAGCATGTTTCAGGCACCTTGAATGCTGACGTAGATTCAAACAGTCAGGGAAACGGGGTTATAAATTACCCTGTCTTTTCTTTTGGTGATGGTGACACCGGTGTCTTAAGGCTTGAGGTGAATGGTAGTAACATAAAAGAAATAGATCTTACGTCTGATCTAATCGGGTCAGGCGGATCTGGGATAGGTACTGGTTCATATCTTAACGCACAAGGTTCAGGCTTTAATTTTATTTCTACTGCCACTTCAGGCACGTTTTCAAATGGAAACCCATTTAACTCCTTTAAACACAGAACAGGAAAGTTTGTCGTCGCGTCAGGCAGTCAACGACTTGGGTGGAACTATGCCAGAGTCACTCATGTCAAAACTGGCTCAACGGTGGCTACAAACTTTATTGAATGGGTAAACGATGACAACAATGATGCTTTAACAGCATCAGGCAATTCTTTGTCTTTTGAGGGTAGCGGAAGTATTCATTTATCAGGAGTCGAATACTTCCAAAGTGGATCTGCTGTTTACAAGACACGCGTGTCAAATGCATACAAATATATCTATGACAATTCAAACATAACTTTTACCACTTCAAACTCAGCTGCAGCTAGTAACAGTGTGTCATTTACAATACCTGCTCAATCAAAACCCGCTATCAGCGGGAGTGAAGATCACACAAAAGTCCTTCATCTTACTGGATCTACCACAGTAACAGCAAATGACTTTATCAGCGGTACAATAGTTTCAAGTGTCAATGTAACTCACCCGCTTAAATCTAACTTATCCGCCGGCGGGCAGTCCACGCAGACCGGTATTTTGATGTATAATCGGTCAAACACGTCAGATGAACAAACAGAAACTTTTAGACGTGAAAACTTCAGAATAATCAGCGGAGCGTATGATACACAAGCTTCTTTGGTAGACAACGCAAATAAATGGGACTCAACTCGTCACCTAACAGCATCAAATGGTGCTCACTCAAACGGTCTACAGTTTTATAATTCCAGATTGTACTCTCCAACTAAAACACTGAATGCTGGCGATTTTAGGGACAATTCTGATGGAGGCACTTTAAATAATGCACCTTCTGAAAACCCTAATTATTCTGGAGAATCAGGACAGAGGACTTTCTATCGGTGGTTTAAGAATGAAACAGGGTCTGCAAAGAGAGATTTAAAGATAGTCACGTCAGGAGAAGGTGCTGGTTCTGGCACGATTGTTCCCGCATCAACAGCACTAAATTCAAACAGAATTAGAATATTTGTTAAGTTTCCTAGTGACGGAACAGGTTCAACTGGCTGGATGGACATCGCTTCAAATTTTGTTTTAGACAACTACAGTGACAACGACGGGGCAAATGCTTCGTTCGACAGCAGCAATGGATTCGATTCAAGATTAAATGCAACAAATGAAGTGTCGCTAGGTACTGTTGAAATCGGTAATAATGAGTATATTGGCCTTAGAGTAGAAGCGGATGCTAGCTGGACAGGATATATAAGCTCAATTACAATAACGTTTGGCGCCGGTCAAGGATCAATCACACAAATACCAGACCTAGATGATCTTGGCTGTAATGACGACGGCGAAGACGTCAAACTTTCCTTTGGTTCCTCTAAAACAATAGCAGACTATACAAGTGTTGGGACAGCTGCTGGATTCTCTGCTGTTGATCTAAATGGAACATATGAGACAGACTCTTCATCTAACAATTTAAGACGCGCTGTGTTTAAGCTTGACACTAGTATCGAAGGTAAGTTAAACGATGACATAGGAGCTGTCACTAACGGATCACATCAAAATCATGCCGCAGATGCTTTTTCAGAAGGTAACAAAGGCACGTTAAAACTTGAAGTTAACGGTGCTGTTATTCATCAAGTTGAAATCACAGGGTCGCATGATTTAGTTGGTGCAGGAAGCCCTGGCGGTGGATCTGCAACTTCATTGAACGGTAATGGGTCGGGCTTTTGGGATTTAAGCACGTGGAAACCGGCGCTTTACCAGAATGGTGTGCCCGACTATACAGAAATACAACGCACAGCAAAATACAGGGTTGTCGTAGCAGATCAAAGAAATGGATGGAACTATGCCAGAGTTATCCACGCTGTGGACGGCACTGACAGAGAGACTAATTATGTTGAGTGGGTTAACGATAATAACGCTGACGCCCTATCTTCGGCTGGTAATAATCTGACTATCTTTGGTGACGATTCTTTTAGCTTCATCAGCGGTGTGAAGTATTTTAACTCACCGTCAGGTAGTATCGAGACCAGAATATCAAACTTGTACAAAAATGTCTATTCTAAAAGTACTTCTGCAATCGGTTTCGCTAGTCTCACAAATGCATCGGGAGTTAAAATTGTTCAAAGTGGCTCTGGATTAAGCAGTACAAAGTCGACTAATTCAAACACTGACTCTCTTCAAGCTTTGAGCACAACAGCAGGATCGCAAGATACAGCGCTTCACTGCACTGGAACAATTAACTTTTCACAGTCTAAATCTTTACCAGGCTCTTCCCTAACAACATCTCACAACTGCGCCGGCGCAATGGTGTTTAAACACCCACTTAAGTCAAATTTAACAATTTCGACTCAAACAACTAACAATCTTCTGGTATGGACACCTTCAGATACGTCAAACGCAAACACAGATGAGCATTTTACTGGAGAGGCAAACAGGATTGTCAGTGCGACATACACCGCACAATCAGATGTGACAGCAGGATCTAACAGCTGGAATTCACAAAGGTCAATGAACGACCAGGCATCTTATGCTGAACATGCCACTGGCCTTCTTGTATACGATACATACTTAATATCACCAAAAGCAGCAGGATCAAACGGAGACTTTAGAAACCACGACGAAGGTGGTGGAATAGAGTCTCCTGCAGGTAATGTGAACTACTCAACCTTGACAAACTCAACTAGAGATTTTTTTAGAGGGTTTTTAAATAATACCACTAACGATCTGGCAAGAGTAACTATTACACTGTACGGCGATGCAGTGTTAGTAGGAAAGACCGGTCCTAATGCCGCAGCATTAGGTAGCAACAAGAACATTTTTGTTGAATTAAAAATACCTGGAAAAACCGAGTTCTTAGATTTAGGAAAACCTTCAGCAGGCGCAGGAAATATCTCTGCAGGAGACGGGTGTTTGTTTGGAGATTTAAATTCAGCTATCGATGGTTCTGGTGAGACCAATGTGTGTACTTTTAATGGGCAAACTGTTAACGGTACAACTTCAGGTGCTGAATATTTTGTAATAAAAATATCTGCTAGCGAAAACTGGACTGGCTATTTAGATAGAATTCAAGTGGCTTGGAGCGGTTAATGGCAGGAAAAACTAATACATCTGCTACATTTTTCGCCCAGAAGAAGCTTCTTGGCAAAGCGCACACTTCAAATCTCAAAACTGATGGCGAAGAGTTAATAGGGTCTAACATACAAGCAGCAACTTCGCTAATTTTCGGCGAAGAAATACCTGTTAACCCTAGTCTAGATTTATACACGATTCAAAGTGCATCTAACGGAGCACCTGGCACTGTTGAGTATATTCCTTTTATACTAACAGCGCTGACAGGCACAACTTACGATGCTAACAACACAAATCCTGACGGCGGTTCAGGTCAAGATGCAGGAGAGAGTAGTCAAACTGCTGGTCCACACACATACAAATTTGTATTCCCTCCAGACTACCAATCCAATTCTTCAAATCCTAATAAAGGCGCAGGCTTATTTGACAACAACAAGATAGTGCACGAAACGCTAGGAAAGGTACAATTAATACCTCCTTTCTTTTCTCAGAACGCACCTAATCCTTATATTGTTAAAATATACAAAGATGACGGCACCGGAGGTGTTGGAGATGAAATACCGCTCTTAGACAATATTGACTGGAATGTTGATTTCTACAATGGTATTTTATTCCTTCAAGATTACAATGCATCTAAAATACCAGCGCACGCAAAAGCTTTTGCTTATGTCGGTAAAATGGCTGACGAAGTTATTTCTTCAGGAGGAGGGTCAGGAGGGTCAGGAGATAATAGTGTCAAGTACTTAGTCTTGCAGGCGACTGGTTCACTCTCGAACGAAAGAGTAATTTCTCCTGGCGCTGGCCTTTCTGCTTCTGACGGTGGCCCGGGAAATAATTACAGCCTTGTAAATACAAACGGAAACTATGTCTTTAATGAATTTTTAGGTGCAGGATCAGACTCTAATACACTTTTTAGTTTAAATCACACACCAACTGCACCCAAGAATGTATCAGTTTACGTAAATGGTCTTCTTCAAATGCCATCTACATCAATCACATCTGCACCTTATCAAGATTACAGTTTAACTGGGTCAAACATATTTTTTACAACTTCTTCAAAGCCAGAGCTAGGAAGCATTATTATGGCAAATTACACAACTAACGAGTCCTTATAACATGAAACGAAATAATTATAATGTGAATTACTTCCAAACATCTGACTTGGCTATTGCCGCATTTTTAATGATGCGGGGTCTTAAGCTTTCTGATGCGTCAGTTCAGAAAGGTGGTCGATTTATGTTTAAATTCGAAGACCCAGACGGAAAAGCTTTTCAAATGTCTATTGAATATGTCAATAGTGAGTCAGCTAAGTTTGATGCACACATAAAAAATTTAAAAAATATAATTTACAAGAGTTAAATGAGATTTGAAACAATATTTAGAAGTGTTAAAGTTCAAGTCTTAGTATAGTCCAGTAGTTAGCGTTACGTACAGCTTAAAAACAATAACTTTAGGAGAAAAAAATGGCTTTTAAGACTCAATTAAGACTCTCTCAGGTGACAGGATCAGCAGTCGACTTGAAATCTGAGTTTACACAATATGCAGCAAAGAGTGCTGTGGCCGCGATGACCGGTTCTGACCTTCAGGACGTTCTTGGTATGATCGGTGCAGCTGTTGGTCGAATTAGTGGTAAGGATGACGGTGAGATTTTCAATCAAGACGCAGGCGTCTTCTCTCACACCTCAGCCAAGTTCGGTGGTGCCGGTGACGCACTCGAGATTATAGACAATCTTGGCGACGTTACGCTCAAAACACTTGTTCAAGATAAGGACATGATATTCAACGTTAACGACGGATCTTCTGATACAGAAGTTATGCGTCTCGACGGTGATGTTTCTGCTCTTAAAATGGCTTCAGGTAAGCAAATTCAGTTTGGTGACTCAGGTGAAAACATCAGTGGTGACGGAACAGACCTTGCTGTAAATTCAAGCAACAACCTCGACATTGTAGCAAATAACAAAGTGACAATCGACGCACAAGGCACCGATAGCGGTGACGGTGTTGAGATAACACTTGGCGCCGACTCAGCTGATACTCAGTTTATCGTTCAGAACAATTCTGGTAACGATGCACTTGTAGTTGACGGACTTTTGGATGTAACAGTTGGTAGAAATCTTACTGTTGCCGGCAACCTCGACGTTAATGGCTCAACAACGACTATTGACACTGTCAACTTAACAGTTCAAGATTCAATCATCGCACTTGGTGTTTCAGGTTCTGGTGCTTACAGTGCTACAGGCGATAGAGGTATCCTCTTCCCTCGTGGAGCTGCAGGTTCAGCAACCAGTGCACTGTTCTTCGATGGCACACGTTTTAACCTTGCAGAAACATTAACCGGCCCGACTTCTGGTTCATTTGCTGCAGTTGAATCTTACTCAAGGCTTCGCTTAGGTAGGCTTGAAGTTGGTACAGGAGATGATAGAATCGTTCTCGATACTGATCTCAAGATCAGAGCAGCTGCTGATATTGAACTCAACCCACAGGGTTCAAACGTCAAGCCAGCTTCTGACAGTGCTATCGACCTCGGTGTCGCTGGAACTGCGTTCCGTACACTCTTTGTCGATGACATTAACATCAACGGTCAAGGTCGTATCGACCTCGATACCGACGGCAACACATCAATTCGCTCACCTTCTAATGATGTTATTTCGTTTGAAGTAAGTGGTTCTGATCTCTTCAGCATGGCCTCAGCTGGTATGAAGATAGTTGACGACATCGGTTTGACATTTGGTACCAATAACGATGCTACATTCAAGTATGACGAAGCGGGAACAGACACACTTCTTTATGATGGCGCAAGTCTAAGAATTGCTGATGATGTCAAGCTTGAGTTTGGTGCAAATGGCGATGCTTCAATCGAGTATGACGAAGACGGCACTGATCAGCTTCGTTTCGTTCTTCCTCAAGACGGTATGGTTCTTGGCGGAGCAACTCCGAAGCTGGTTATCGGCGACGCTGATGCTGAAGACACAATGATCGTCTTCGATGGCAATGCTCAAGATTATCGTATTGGTCTGGATGACGGAAATGATACACTTGAGATTGGTGTTGGAGCAACTCATGGTACCACAGTATCAATGGAACTTTCTTCAAACAGAGATGTCGATATTGTCGCACACGATGGCACAAACGGCCTTAAGCTCGGCGGCACTATTGTTAGCGCAACTGCTACAGAGCTCAGCTTGCTCGACGGCGACGGCGCTGTTGGTTCTTCAATCACAATTGCTGATACAGACGGATTCATTATTGATGACGACGGTACCACCAAGAAGATACCTGCAAGTGACCTCAAGACATACATCGCGAGCGGTGCTACCAAGAACGTGACAGTTGTTGCTGCGGCAGTTAATGCTGACACAGACTTCGATACAGGTGTCGCAAACATCGAGGCAGCTGCCGAGAATCGCATTGAGGTTTACGTCAACGGACAGCTTCTTGCATACGGCGCTGACGCAAGTGCAAACAGAGACTTCTACCCAGGAACATCTTCTGGCCGTCTCAAGTTCGAGTTTGCTCTCGAAGTCGACGACGTTGTTACGGCAATCCTTAGATAATATAGAGTAAAAGCTTAAGCTTTGATTCTGCAGGGAGCCACTCAGTGGCTCCCTGTTTTGTTTGTAAACATAATCTTTTTTTATCTTATAATTAGTTAAAATGGAGACTTTAATGAAAGACATAGATTATCACACCAGGCTAAAAATAGAATTAGAAGAAGTGATCAAGGAACAAAAAAGTAGACTTTTGACCGATCAAATTTTAATGAACTCAATCTTAGCAAGAGTAAGAGAGATCTTCCTGTCTGAAATAATTGCTCGCAAAACTGATAACGAAGCTTTGGCAAATTACCTTGAGACGCTGTCAAATAAAATACTTTTAGACATAAACTTAACTAACGAGAAATACAAGACAGAAAAGATAAAAATAGAATCTAGAGTTGAACTTCTCGAAGCATTAATTAGTAAAAGTGAAAGAGAAAAAGAAGCTGCACTTCAAAAAATTATTTTAGAGAGGAACGGGAAGGAGGAGCGAGAGAAGAGAGATATCAGAAAAATTGGAGAAAGACCTGAGACAATCAAAGAAAAAAGAAGAAAAACCGAAACTAGCATTCAAAAAGATATGGACGCTTTTGATACGACAGTAGGTGAAGAGTGAAAGTCCTTCAAACAGCAAACTTAGGAAGAAGCCTAGGGGGAATATCAGGAAGCATTAGGTATCGTCTGTACGACACCCTAGGATCTTCTGTAACTACTGCTTCAAACACAGGGATTTATGAGCTAGGGGACAGTACAGGTCTGTATGGCGTGCAGCTTGATCTATCAACACAGTTCAGTGGTTCTATTGTGTGGTCTGTTAATGGAAACAATAACGTGTTTGCAACCGAAGAAGTTAAAATCGATCAAAAAATGGCGAGATACATACACACAGGTCGATGGCAAGTAGATGAAAATACAAACCAGATGATATTTTTCCAAGATGATAACGCAACAGAAATCGCAAGATATGACCTTTTTGACAGGAATGGAAATTCGTCTATAACAGAACTTTTTGAGAGGCGTCTAGTAGGCACTGGAAGCGTCTGATGCCCGGTTTCACAGTTACAAGAGGTCTCGGCCCAGGAGCAACGCCGTCTCACTTGATTGCTCGAGGTTTTATCCCAGCTGCTGCAGAAGCTATAAGAATTTTTAGAGGCGGTCGAAGCGCTGCGTCTAGAGCAGCAAAAGATTTAGTTGATAACTTTAAGATAAGCGTCATGCTAATATCACACAACAACAAAGACCTTTTAGAACCAATTGCAAGAAATATAAGAAAAACTTTCGTCAAGAACGAGATAGTTATTAAAGAAATCACACCAAAATCTGTCGAGCACAGAAAATCTAAAGATGTGAGAATTGTTGTCGAAAACATTAAGGTGAGGAACAAGAAAAATGTCAAACATTGATCTCTTATTAGACGAAGAAAACGAGCTAACTTTTGCTTTAAAGATAGAAGGAACTAGACCAGCCACAGCAAAGTGCAGACTTATACTTGAAAACAGAGGAATGTCATTGGCCTTCGATTCAGAACCATACGATGGCGAAGAAGTTAGCGTTGTACTGCCACCCTTAGGGCACGTTATAAAGGAAGGTGAATATAATATGAACTTAGAAGTCATTGTAGATGATAAATTTTTTAAACCTCTCGAGATGGTAGGTAATTTTGAAAAGAGTATTTCAATAGTCGCTGAAAAAGTAGAAAAGAAGAAGTCACTCTTGAAACCTCAAGTAAGCTTATCAAACGTAAAAGTAAGAAAACGTAACAACAACAACGTTTCGAATGTTAAGACGAGATCTGACAAAAAGATCATAGAAAAGAAAGGCACAGCCAAAACAAAACTAACCGATAAAGATATAATGACATTAATAGAGGCATTGAAGTCAAGATGACATCAGATCAAGTTTTGATTAATTTATTAATAGTTTCAGGATTTTCTTATTTGTCTCTTGGCGTAATCATGTGGTACGTTAAAAGTTCATTAAATAAACTAGCAGTTGAAGTGATTGAGTCTTCTAAGCACGTCAAAAATCAGAGAGAATTGTTAGCAAAGTGTAAGAAGCGTTTAAACCCTCTTCGGTACATGCTTTGGCCTTTAGAAATTTTTAAGTAGGAACAATGGCAATCAAGCCTGAAGAAAAGATCGAAATACTTCAGTACAAGCTTTACTTTGAAGAGCTTGAAATTGTCGAAAGCTTATTCCAGAAAGGTCAAGCAGACTTGCTTGCACACGTTACAAATTTTAGAGAGAATCTATCTGAAGAAGTTGAGGGCCAGAGAGAAAACTTTAACGAACAATTTTTTGGTGATAGAGACATAGAAAAAAAGATCAGTGAAGATGATCCTGTCACTAACTTTGACGGTAACCAAGATATAGTAGATACGTCAGAAAAAAATTTAAAACCTGAATCTTGGGCAAAGCAGCTTTACAGAAAGATAGTGTTTTCTACTCACCCAGACAAAACTCAAAATTTTAACGTACCTTCACTCGTAAAAAAGCTTAATAAATACTACAATCTGACTGTAGATAGTTTCACCGAGGGTAATTATGAAAATTTACTTTTTGTGGCCTTTGAATTAGATATTGAGCTTCCTGAAAATAAAGTTACTGAATTGATCAAGCCAAAAAACAAAAAAATGAATGCGATACTTGCGAGTAAAAAAAATAGCACTGAGTATCAATGGCAAACATTTCCAGAAGAAAGCAAGTATGTTGTGTTAAAGAATTACTTGACCTCGATGGGATATGTTTTTAAAGATAGTGATATAAAAGAAACATTTGAAAGAGTAAAAAGAATTAAGAGAAAATTAGGTACAAGACCTGTAAATCACATAAGAAGAAGAGTAAAATAACCTTAACGAGGTTAGCTATGTCTCCTTACGGGCTTTTGCAAGAAGAAATAAACTATGATCCGTGGAAGATTTTTGTTTGCTGTATATTTTGCAACTTGACAAAAAGAGTTTCAGCCGAACCTTACTTCAGACAAGTTTTAAGATTGTGGCCTCAACCCTCAAAACTAGCATATGCTAGCGAATCTGAAGTAGCTGCAGTTATAAAACCTCTTGGCCTATCTAAGCGTCGAGCAAAAGCGCTTGTCAGAATGTCAAAAGATTATCTATCAAAAGAGTGGCAAGATGATCCAACTAAGCTTTACGGGATTGGAAAGTACGGATCAGATGCTTATAAGATTTTTTGTACTCCCTTTTGGAAAGAAGTAGAACCAAAAGATGGAGCTTTGGTAAACTATCACAACTGGTTAAAGGAGTTTGAAGATGCCAGAAGGACCTGAATGCGCAGCTACTGCACAGTCAATTAACAACTTTATGACCGATAAAATCTTAACTAATGTTGAGGTTTTGTCAGGAAGGTATACTAAAAAGTCGCCTCAAGGGTTAGACTGTTTTAAAGCTATGCTTCCTATAAACTGTGCCGGTTGGGGATCAAAAGGTAAGTTTATTTATGGCGGTTTTGGCCCGGGAGGATCTGAAATACAGTGTTTTGTGTGGAATACATTAGGCATGTCAGGATATTGGTCTTACAGCGAGAAAAAACATTCTCGTGTAAGGTTTGATTTTGAAGACGGATCTTCAATCTGGTACACAGATACTAGAAACTTTGGTACTCTAAAGTTTGCCATGAATTTTGAAGAAACTCAAGAAAAGCTACTTCAGCTTGGACCAGATCCTCTTACTCATGACATACACATAGACGTATTTAAGGATCGACTTTTTAAGAAAAACAGAAAAGGTGAAAAGACAATTTGCGAAGCTCTAATGAATCAAAAGACTGTCGCAGGGGTAGGAAACTATATTAAGGCTGAAGTTCTTTGGCTTTCAAAAGTTTCACCACTTAGAACTGTCAACAGTCTCACTGACGAAGAAGTAATTTCGCTGAGAGACAATATCCAGTCAGTTATTAGAACTTCTTTTCAAAACGGAGGAGCCACTATTAAAAGCTTTTACGGCGCAGATGGGTCAAAAGGTACATATTCAAGCAAGTTTTTAGTGTACAATCAAAAGCTTGACCCTTATAATAATAATGTAGTTAAAACTAAAACTCCTGATGGCAGAACGACACATTGGGTACCACAAATTCAAAAATAGGAGAAACAATGAAACTTAGCGACGCAACTATTGCTCACATCGCACAGTTAGTGCAGCTTGCAATGTTAACAGGAACAGATGTGGTTGACCACATGAGAATGATGACTTTGGTAGAAAATGAAGGTCAACTATTTTCAGATCCAGATTATGAGTCTCAGAGCGACGATAACATCCAAAAGATGATTCAAGAAGCTGTAAGAATGCAGAGTGAGACCTCAGAGAGCTAGTACACATGAATTGCAACCTGCAAAAAATGTTTAAACTTAGAAATGAGTTTATCTCTGAAATGAGAGAAGCTCGACCTGGATCTTATCCAGATTTGCCACTTAATCTAAGTAAGAAAAATTCTCAACAATTCTGTAGAGATTTGGCCCTGAGGGGTGTTGAAGAAATGTTTGAAGCACTTCAGCACTTGAAAAACTGGAAGCCTCACAGAATGACTGAGTTTAACGAAGGGCCTGATAGGGAAGAGTTCTTAGAAGAAATAGTTGATGCATTAAATTATTTTTTCTCTCTTCTCATCGCATCAGGTTTTAATGAGGACGATCTTTATGAATCTTATGTCAGGAAGCATGAGATCATAATGAATAGGTTGAAGGAAGGTTATTAGTGAATTTTATAGAAATGATGAGGTTTCAAGCCAACTACAACGAGGCAAAGTTTGGAAAGCTTGAAACTAGTCAAAAAAGAGAAGTTAGTAAAGATTTAGCTTTAAACGCTTATAATTCAATTAACAAGATGATTGAAAAAATGCGCGTTGATAGCGGTGTACCTGATGAGGATGACTTAGTCTATTCATCAATTGACGTTCTTCGCTATGTTATGTCAATGCTAAACTTGTGGGAAATAGCACCCGAAGATGTGTCGTTAGCTTTTAGCTTAAAGGACACTTATTTAGAGCTTGATCATAAAATTAATACAAAAACATGGTCAGGTCAACCAGTAGCGATAGTTGATATTGACGACGTTCTTGCAGAATTTAGAACTCCTTTCGCAGAGTTTCTAAGTAGAGTCTATGATATTGAAGCTGACGTTGAAAGTGAACAATACTTCTTTGTCGAAGATATATTAAAAGCATCAGGAAATATTAACCCTGAAAAAGTTTTTGAATCTTTTGTTCAAGAGAGGCATTTTAGGTGTCTGCCTATTGTAGAAGACGCTCGTACATTTCTAGAAGATCTTAGGTCAAGAGGGTATTGGGTTCAGCTTTTGACAGCACGTCCTAAAAGCAATCTTAAGATATTTTATGATACATACAGCTGGTTAACAACAACTGGATTACCTTTTGACAGGGTAGACTTTTCACCTGAAAAACTTAGATGGTGCATGAACTCAGAGTATTATGATACAAATGCAATTAAATTTGCAGTTGATGACTCACCAAAGCACGCTATCGAGTATGCCGATCACGGAATACAAGTCAAGGTACCTGTTAAGAGTTACAATAGACATATTTCTGACAACAAGAATATTACTTTTTACAGTGAATTAAAAGAAATAATAGGAGTATAAAATGAGAGAACAACAAAAGAATATTCAAAAGTTTTCCTGGGAAGGGAAGAAGATTTTCTCGGAATATGAAAAAGCAGCCGCTTTTAGAGATTCTCTAAAAGAAGAAGGATTTGAGCATGTCAAGATAAGAAGGTGCGGTCCTGGAGGAGTAAATTTTAAAGTTCTTATAGGAAAACCTGTAAAAACAAACAAAAAAGCAAATAATAAAAACACAAACAAAAGGAAGGATACCTAAATGCCAATTAATAAGTCGCTTACGCCTGTTACGTTACCGATGGATTTAAAGTTTGACCAAGCTCCATCAACAACGTTCACCAATAACCTTCGTGCTCTCGGTGTTGAGCTAGTTGATCACCCAACGAGATCACAAGCACTCAACGTCGCATGGCAGTACGTGAAAGCAACGTGGGCCGATCATCATGATGAGACCAATCCTTCAACTACTTCTATGAAGGAACTTTCTCAGAATCTTGAAGATGTCTTAAACTTTAGAGCGCTTCCAACTCCGATGGAGTGTCTAGGGTTTACTTTTAAATTAAGCGGCCTTTCTTTCCAAGAAGTTACACACATTATTCGACACAGAGCAGGTTCTTTCGCAGCGCAATGCACAGGTGATAGAGACCTTCGTGATGACGACGCAGTTATTCCTGAAGCAGTAGAAAACTCTCCAGAATTTTTACGTCGATACATGGACATTGTAAGAGATTCAAAGCAGCTTTACGCAGATATGACTGACTCAAAAGATGTGTCTATGATGGACGCTAGGATGATCTTACCTAAGTGCATGACATCTTTCTACCTTATGCGCATGAATCTCAAAGATCTGCTCGGATTCATCCGACAGCGCCAAGATCGACAGATTCAACCTGCTGCTGATAATATTCTTGCAGCGTACATGGCCCGCGAACTAATTCGTGTTCTTCCCGAGGCTTCTACAGCAATCAACTTTGAAAAGCCTGACATGCATTATGTTAAGACTTTTAGAGTCAAGGAAGGTGACGGATTTACTTCAAGAGGTACAAACTTGTACTGGCCCGAACCCAAGAACGATATCTTTGAGTTTCATCCTGATGACACCATCTACCAGGCTCGCCGCGAAGAGATTAACGGTACAAACAACCCTGGAACGCTGACAGTCTTCGAAGATATCTGGGAAAGTACAATGAAAGAAATTGACGAAATGAAAGATAACTATGAAACATTTATGGAGAGAAGATAATGAGTATGAACAAGTGTTACATTGCAAGCGGATGGTTTTCACCTGAGTGGCTTGAGGAATTAGAGAATATTAAGACAACGTTAGAATCTAAAGGTCTTAATTATTTTTCACCAAAAGATGAAAATCTTTGTTCACCCGACTCCACAGTAAACTTCCAAGATCAGGTTTTCAATGGAAACATTCGCGGAATGGAAGAATGTGACTGGATGCTTTGCAACACACGCAATAAAGATATGGGCACTATCTTTGAAGCAGGTTACTTTCACAAATTAGGTAAACCGATTGTCTACTTCTGTGCAGGCCTTCCACCAGGAGCACAATTTAATCTGATGCTAGCAGCTAGCGGCGAAGCTGTTTGTACCTCCTTAGATGATCTCGACGCTTATCTTCAGCGCTGTATTGACGAAGGTAGCAATATTCTTCCGAGACGATACCAGGGTAAGATTGAGTAAAAAATACTAACATAACAGTTAAAAACAGTCTCCTCGTGATAGTTATTCGCGAGGAGTTTTTTATGAAAATTACAAAGTCACAGCTACGAAGAATTATTGTCGAGTCAATCTTGAATGAAGACGGATACGAACAGATCATGTCAAGTTTAGGCGGAAAAAGAGACAACGGCCTTCTTGTCCCAGATGACGCTAACAAAGATGCTATACTTATTCACATGGCGGGAACATCGTACGGAATGGGAACAAGAAAGGACGGACGAGGAATTGGCATGGAAAAGAACTCCATGGAAGGAATTGCAAAAGCCACCGGTAAAGATCTGTCTAAGAAAAACTACTATATCTGGAGAGGACTCTCTGAATACTGGGATTCTGGCATGACTAAACTTCCAGCATCTGGAAGAATGGGCGATCCTTACCTGTACATGCCTTCTTCGATCGGAAAAGATGGGTTTATTAACAAGGTGAGAGTTGTCGCAGGGCCACAAGCAAAAGCAATAGGTAGAACTATATCTGCTGATGCTTTGCAAGGAAAGCCTGCAAACTTAGCAGACATGGCGAAAGATCAACTTATCGCACTGGGTGAACAAATTGCTGACTTTGTCAAAGAAGCTTACGATGCAGGTGTCGAAATGTCAGATGACGTTGAAAAGTTTGCTTCAAGAGTAGCTTCAAAATACTTAGGTGTTAAAGAGTCGACTGCTAGAAAATTTGTAAAATCATTTATTATTGGTGCTAGTTCACTCACAGGAATTGTAGGAATGGCAGCAACAGCTGCGACCGTGTTACCTGATAGAAGTTGAGACTTACTGATGAAAGTGTCAAGAAAACAGCTGAGAAGCATTATTGTTGAAAATATTTTTAGCGATGCTTTCGAATATGTGAGTGATGCATTTTTTGGAGATTACACGCCTGGAGATGTAGTCACCACAGAATCAGAAGACCCTTTTGAATACAAAGAACAAGATGGTGGGTGGGTTTACAGAAAGAAAGATTCTGATAACACATGGAAAGCTGTAAACAGACAGGGCACTGCGAGGCTGAACAAGGTATTTAAAAAAGATCAAGACAATTCGAAAGAAAGTAAAAAGACCGTGGGTCAGAACAATGAAGTGAGATCAGCCAGCGACGTCTACGGAGTTTTGGTTGAAAAAGGCATTATTGATGAAGGCGATACTTTGCTTTTAGTAGACGGTGTTAAACAAAAGTTTTATTTGAAAAGATCATCTTCAGGATCAGATATGTCTGGGCTAGTATCTACTGGCGTTAAAGGCTTCGGAAATAACAAAGGGTCAGGAAAGACTAGTACAGGTTTGATGAAAGTTGCAGGAATTGCTGGGAGAGGATTAGAAAAAGGCACAGTTTTACGTGGTAGAAAACCTACTCAGCCGAAGATTGTTCTTGGGCCTGTAACACCTGGTCCGAGAAAAGGGCACATAGCTGAAGTTTTATCAAGAGCAATAGTTCTTTCCGGTCTAGAAAATAAAAATACAAATGTCAGAGACAGAAATATTTATATCCACGGAACTAACAGAGAGCATAAACTAGGTAGTAGAGCGTCAGGTGGCTGTGTGAGAGTATCGAACAATAACGTGATTAAGCTTGCTGATAGCGAATTGAAAAACGGCGACTACGTTTACATATTTGATGGACCGGCTTCTGTTGTATCAACTTTTAGAGGGTCAGTGTCCAATTTAATAGACAGAGGTCTTGAAATGGTCACTGAAGAGAGCTCAGACGCTCAGGAGCAAGAACCAAAAAACT